TCCAGGGCGCCACTGAGACGCGTGCGGTGCACTCTTGCAAGGCGTAGAAGGAGGCGCGCCATCATTAGGATTCTCGCCAGCAGGACAACCGAACGTCGGAGTCTGCTGACCCGGGCTACCTGGCGCGGTGTTGCCGTAGTGGTACTTGAATGTCGCCACCCAAGTGCTACCACCATCGCCGGAAAACGTGCAGGAATCCTGCACTGCATAAGGCCAGCCGTCCTTCAAATTCTGAAGCGCTCGGGCACACGTCTGTTGGCCAGTGGCGTAACAGGACGCATCATTGGCATAGGCCACACGGCCGCAGAGAACGAACACGCACAAAAACAGCGCAGCGGTCAGTCGTTTCGCGATGGCGAAAAGAGAATCCATCCGGCCCCCAACAGCGCAAGCAATACGAACCAGCCTTCGTACACGGCACACCTCCCACAAGAAGGGCCCGGGGTTGCCCCCGGGCCGATGTTGCTCAGTTCGGGCGCAGCCAGACGTACGCCTTCTTGCCGTAGTAAATCGCCGTCACGGCCAGGCCCACGACACCGACGGCAGCCAACACGTCGGCGGTGACCGTGATGATGCCAGTGGTGTCGACGGCGGCGTTGGCAGCGCCGGCCACGGAGCCCAAACCCACCAGGGCGGCAACGGCGAGGGTCTTGATGTTGCTGTTGGTCTTCATATCAGTCATCTCCCGACGGTCTGAGGGAGCGGTATGCAAAGGCAAGAGCCCAGACCGTCAAGATGGCCATGCCAATGGTGACGCCGTCAGCGGCGTCGAGCTCCGGAAAGAAGCTCTGCTGTTGCACCCACACCGGATGCGCGCACTGCCCTGTCGTGGTGTCGACGTCAGCGGAGTCGCATGCAAGAACGAGCGGAGTAGCCACAGCACAGTCCCCTTCAAGAGCCCTCCCCTCTGAGCGAATCGGGGAGGTAGATCAACGGCACTCGCCCTTGTTGTCAGAGCAAAGAGGGCGAGTCACAGAGCAGAACGAAGGGGGAATAACGATTCCCCCTTCACCCCCCGAATCAGGCCGCCTTGGTGGCGGCTTTCACCGGCACCAGCTCGAACGGCAGATAGGGCTTGCCGTCCTGCGTCAGCTTCAACTGCCCCGGCACCACGTCGTAATCACCCGCCGGCATCGGCGATTCACGGTCGAGGTTGAGGAACTGCTCGAACTCCTGAACGCGCCCCTCGCCCTTGACGAGGCCGCGCGTTTGCTTGGCGTACCGCGCATTCGGGTCCTTGCGGCCCTTGATGGATTCCACTTCCGCGTACACACGAACGAGGCCGAACTGACTCATGATGACTTCTCCTATTTAGCCGTCTATATGGCTATCAATCGTTTGATGTCTGGCTGCAACACTGGCGCCAGAATGGCTGCTCCCAGGGGATGAGACTCCACACAGGTCGGGAGCTGCTGACCCATAAGGAGCGCGCCGACTGCCGCAGCAAAATCGGCCACTTCGGGGAAGGCTTCACGCAGGCCGAACAACCAGCGGCCTGACTGCCGCCTTGCGTGCTTGAAGCCTGAAACCATGTTCGCCGCCAGCTTCGCGGTCGCCGTCTGCATGCGCGTCGTCAGCTCGCTGATCCAGCTGAGCGACGGGTAATGGCCCGTGATGTACTCCCACGGGCGTTCCAAGATGTCGTAGGGGATATCGCGGTACTTCGCACCGAAGCGCGCCTCAAAGCGCACCCACGGGCTATCAGGGTCGCCCAGCTGCTTGCCCTTCTCGTACACACACAACTGCTGATTGCCCTTGTTCTTGCCGACGTAGATCGTCTGGCCACTGCCGTCGGCGTAGCCCCCGTAGCCAATGGCCGGCGGCCGGCCGCGCGAGGTGAACGCGCCTTCGTCATACCAGCGCTGCACATCCGCCAGGGTGTACCGCCCTTCCCTGTCATCGTGCGCGCAGTCCACGCGGGTCAGCCTGGCGCCCCACCCTTCCAACACCATGCTGGTCTGTGCCCACGCCCCAACGTGGGCACAGCCCTCTCCCTTCAACTCCAAGCAGAACGTTCCGCGTTGCCGCTCGCCGCCCATCATGAAGAAGCCAGCCACCTTGCCCGCCGAGTTACGCAACACGACGTGGTGCTCATAGAAGTTGAGAAAGCCACGCACGTTGGCGTCGACACTGAGGCTTTCCGCGGAAATGGCACGGAGCACGTAGCGGCACAGCAACTCAATGGAGGTGGCACAACCTTCCGCCGCGGCCGCACGAACCCGGGCGCCAAAGTCACCCATATCGCCCATCAGGACCGCCAGCGAGGCGGTAAAGGTCAGATAGTCAACAATCGCAAGGGCAGCTTCGTTATGCGTGCCGGTTGCTTGGTCGTCTGAGGACTTTAGTCCCCTGTTAGAGGAGGGGACTTCCCTCTGCGCAAGCCTCGCGCGATGGAAAGCCGAGGCGCGCTCCGCGCCCTCGCGCACCAATTCGGCATCGAGTGCGCGAGCCTCAGGCGTGAGCATCGGCCAGCCCCTTCTTCACCGGAGGAAACGCCGCGTTGAGCGCACGCTCTTGCTCGCACCACGTGCGAACGGCCTCAGTCACAGCGCGGACGCGGCGCGCGCCGTATTCGCTCAGGCCCGGGAACACGCTGTTCGGGTCGATGAGCTGGTGTTGCGCGAAGCCGGGCGGGATGAGGTGGCTCACTGCCGCACACCCTGCTTGCCGCATTGTTGCTTCACAACCAGAGCCGCCGAACACTGTGCGCAGAACTCCGGGTCATGCCCGCGATGCGCGCGCTCCCAAAGCAACTGCAATACCGCAAGCGCTTGCTCGCGCGTCAGCGTCAAGATCACGTCGGCTTGCAGGATGCGGTTCATGCCTGCGGCCCTCGGCGGTCGCGGCGCATCCACCGGATGCCAAGCGGCACGATGGCCACAAGCGCAACAGCCCACGCGAAGCCGGATAGAAGCTGGAGCCAGAACTCGGTAGTGGTCATGCGTCCACCCCTTCCAGGGTGACCCGCTGCCGGGCGGTTAGATCGCGGAGGGTCCAGGCGGCGGCCACCAGCCAGATGGCCGGGCACAGCACGCAGAGAGCGGCTAAAGCAAACATCCATTGTCCCCTGTAAACTCAACCAGCGTTGAGCTAGGGCGGATGTATAGTCTCAACTAGCGTTGAGGTCAACTGGAGTTGAGCATGTCTACCGCAAAAATTTTGCTTGACAAATGGATGAATACTCGCTCTCTGGCCTCCCTCAAGGATGCAGCCAAGGTACTTGGCAAGTCGTCCACGGCCTTGACGAACTGGCGCACTGGCTACGCAAAACCGGATGACGCATCTATCGCACTCATGTGCGAGCAATGCGGCGAAGACGGCGCGCTATGGGTCGCGAAGCTTCACGCCGAGTTCGAAAGCGACCAGCGAATGAAACGGGTGTGGCTTCGGCTTGCGCAGGTTGCTGCGGCAATCACACTGACGCTGGGCGTCACCGCCCCCTACTCGTCCGCTCACGCGGGGAGCGCCTCTTTTTCGCGTAATCAGGGGCACCCTGTATATTATGTCAAATTGCGCAAAGGCCTGGTTCGCATCGGCACGTGGCTTGCTTCGCTCGGTATCCGTTTGATTCGCATGGATGCCGCACATGCCCTTTCGTTGGCAATTTGATCCGGTTCGCCAAACACTTCGAGCACCGTCGGGGCTCACGATCACCGTCCGCGAGATAGCCCAGCTGCTCGCGGATCAGCGTGACTGCCAGTATGACTTTCATGGCGAATGGTCTGGCTGGAAAATGCGCAGGCAATTCCTGATCCCACCGCACACCGGCCGCCATGGCCCAAAAATCACGCCATCAAACGCCAAACTTCTCGCGCAATGGGTCAACGAACCGGCGCGAGAACTCGGCCTGCCACTAAGTGGATCAAAGCTGCGGCTGGTCTACAGCCGCTAACGCATCGGGCACATAACCGGGCGAGCACCGTCCGAAATCTGCGTGTAGGTCGGCACGCCGTTCACTGTGTCCACACGAACAATCGAGCCACCAATGCAACGCTCATTCGGTGCCAAAATTCGGCCCTGTTCCGCAGCAACCATGTGCTTAGCCTGCGCAGTAAGCTGTTCAGACTGCCGCCGCGCCGTCGCCTGCTGCTTTTCACCAAACTCCGTCACTGTGTGCTGAATCGTGTCCTGTGCGTAGTGCACCATGACCAGGCGAAAACCGAGCCCAGCAAGCACAAGCACAACCGCATAAATCGCACCCTGAATAACCTTCGGCATCTGCTGCCCCCTGTGTCCATTCCCCGCCGAGAGCGTAAAGCACTGCCCTCGCCCTCACAAACCTCCGGTTTGCTCCGTCAAGTGCAGGTAGGTCACAGGCGCCAACCCTACGGGATTGGCTGTCGAGCACGAGAGCTGCAGCTCTCTAACTACACGTGTAGTTTCTACTCGAGCAAGAATCAAAAAGCGGGGTTGGCAGGTGGCCATCGGACTTGCTGAGATCTCAGATCTACCAGGGCCGCCGGCATTGCACCTTCGGTCACGTCGGGATCAAGGGCGTATCCGTAGGGGCTTTGCCCCTACACCCCGGTCACTTCTTCGAACTACCGCCAAACGGATCAGGATTCCAGGCTCCGTAGGTCGGAGGTTTATAGGCGGTCGCTGTAGCCCGTCCGCGCGCGCCGCCTGCGGGCATCGCCCCCGCCGTCCAGCCCGGCTCGGGCGCCTGCGGCGTCCTCCCGGCCTGGCTCGCCGTCGGGGGCTCTCTGCGCCGGTCATCTTGCTCTGGCGCCTGAAACGGGTTGTAGAGGCCGTCAGCAACGATCTGGCGGCACATCTCCACCTTCATGGCGTAACGCGTGCCCTGCTCGGTGTGGCACGTACAGCGGCCATCATCCATCGCCATGCAGAACAACTTCGGAACCGCGGCCACCGGAAGCGCATCGAACATCGGCGCGGTCCACGGCACGCCGTCAACACGCGGCCGCTGCCACTTCGCGAAATCCTCGCGGCGCATGGTGTCATTCACCGATGCCGGCGACTGCTGAGAAGGTGCATGAACGTCGCCCGTCGACGCCCCGGTCGTCTGCGCGGCGACGGCTTTATCCTTCATATGGAAGACCATGTAAAACGCGGCGGGCACACCTACGGCGGCCACCACCACGAAGAAAAGGAACATCCAAAACTTGCGCGGAAGCTTGCGCTTCATGTTGTGCAGTTGGGCAGACTTATAGTCATCGAACACTTCCTTCGGAAGCGTTCCAAGCTCACGCTGGCCAACTTTCTGCTGACCAGGTTTCTCCGGCGCATCCATACAGCGCTGCCAGGTAACGCGGTCCACTACTTGCGTGTTGAACTTGCGCTCCATGTGTACGTGCTTGTCGACCAGGCGGCGCACGTAAGCGCTCATCAACGTCGGATGCTGCGTGGTCAAGAGAAAGTCCACACCGTGGTGCCGCACCTTGGAAATCGCCTTCACCCAATCCGCCGGCAAGCCCTTGTCGAGCGGAAAAAGGTGCGGCTCTTGGCACTCGTCAAGACAAATGATTGCACCCGGCGGTAGCTCGGTGTCCCACTTGCGCAACTGCTCCATCGTAAGCGTGTTAGCCAACCCTTCGCGCAAGCCATTAATGCCCATCTGGAAGATAGGGCGATCCGGTTCATCCTTGCGAAGGCGGTGTATCTCCGCAACCAGGCGCGCGGTTTTGCCGGACCCAGGCAGACCGGTAAAGAGAGTCACAGGCATGTCGTCATTTCCCCGCGCGCTTGGCGACCAAGAACGCATGCGCACTATCGGTAATCGCCCGACCTGCCCATGCGCTGCACACAATAGTCACAGCCACATCAATGCCGAACCATCCCACGTAATCCACAATCGGGCCGGCATTACCCAGCGCCGCCTTGATCTGCGAAGCACCAGGCAACACCGCCGCGCCCACCTTCTGAGTGGCAAAACCAATGCCCACGCTCACTAGCGCGCTAATCACCATCTGCCCCACTACGCTGAGCAGCATTTCGCCTATCCACGCAACGAAAACCGGCATGTCAGCCCACTCCCTTCATCGAAGCGCCGCGCGTAATGCAGAACGCCGCGTACAGCGCCATGGCAATAATGAGCCCGCGCACCCAATCACCCACCAGACACAAATCAGCGAGCTTCACCACGAACGTGCCCGCGCGCCCGGCATTCACCGTGAGATCTTTAAGCGGGCATTGCCGCGAGTAGCCAAAACCGCTCTGATCGTAGTTGCCTTGATTCGCGGCATCGCCCACGCCGCCATCACCTTGGCCAGGTGTATCGGTCCACACGTCACCCTGCCCGTACTTCGTCTTGAGCGAATCAAAATCCTGCGGAGGGCCGTCACCGGTCAAATCCTTATGCGCCTGATCGGCGCTCTGCTTGGCGCTGCATCGATTGCGCCAAGTCTCGCGCGCAACACCACACATCACGGCATCTCCGGTGCAAACAGGCGGTTGCGTGCAATCGCCACCATCCGAGTAACCGCTACTCGGCTTCGCCGAGCTACTGCTCGCAGGCGCTGGACCCATGTCGCCCGTCTTCTGCCCGCTCGTAGCCACCTGCCCCGGCGGTCCATAAACAATCGTCGTCTGGTTGAACGTGGCACCGGTCGACGGGTCAACGAACGTTCGCTGATCGATACCCTTCGTCCACGTTGGTGGGTCAGGCACTTTGGCGGCGTTCGGCTTAGGCGGAGGATTGCCATTGCACAACGTGCCATCACCCATCGTCGCGCAATCACCACCGTTCTGAGCTGGGCTAGGCGGCCCTTGAACACAGGCCTGAACGCCATTCACCAGACCACACGCTGTACCCGTCTTCGGGTCATAGCAACTCACACCACCACACACCTGCGGCGGGTCCTTGGGCGTCACACCCGAACCATCCGCGGGAAAATCAGAAGGCACACCCGGCGCAGGATTCCCCGCACCATCAGTCACTTCACCTGTAGGGATTGGTGAAGCATCAGGGGCGCCCGCATCATCGGGGCCGACACCAATGTAAGTATAAAAATCACCATCCGTGCCAAGCATGGGCGGTGTAAGCGGATTCAAATGCATACGGCACGGCACCGTCACACCCGTGCTCGGATCAGTAATCGTGATCGTTGCTTGATAACCCTCAAGAATCTTTCCAGGGCGCCACTGAGAAGCGTGCGGTGCACTC